CAATATTATCTAAACCATTCATGATATTTATTTATCCATAAATATGATTATGGAAAATTTGTATAACCATTCTCTAAATAAAAATAATAATGTTCTTTAAACACATCATATAATTTATTAGCTATTTTAGTAATTTTAGGAGTTTTAGCATCAATTATTTCTCGAATGTAGATATATAATGCTTTTTTATTAAAGATTTCTATACTTTCTCTTTTACGGAACAACTCTAAAATTGCATCTGCTATTTTAGCATCATCATTCTTTGGAAAGAGTTTATATATGTTTATTGAACAATAATCAACATATTGATCCATAAACATGTTTAACTTTTGATTAGCAGGAGTATCATCAATATTATAACTATGTCTTTCATCTGATTCTAACTCTTCAACAGGAGCTTTATCTACTCGTTTTTTATAGTTTTTAGTATTAGAGATAATAAGATAACGTTTAGCAATAGTTCCAAAATATGAATATGCTTTAGCTCCTTTTTCTGGGTTAAATAAATGAATTTTAGAGAGTAAAAATGAAATCACTTCATGCTGTAAATCTTCAATATTATCAACTTCAGTATAATAAAATTTAAAAGTATGAATAATGTTTTCTGTTAATTTAAAAAAAGCGTAATGAATACGTTCACGATAAATTTTACTTCTTAAATCAAAATCTAAAGTATTATTATATTCAATAATTGCATTTTCTGTTTCTTGAGTGAAATACATTCCACTTGTTTTTGGCTTCACCACTACTTCACTACTCATAAATTTTTAATATTAAACTGGTTTAGGATGCTTTGGATTTGTTTAATTGATTCAAAGAAAAAACCTACTTCATCATCTGATTTAAATGATTCTCTAGCGTCTACTTCTTTAAGTTTTTTATCTGACATTTCAATTATATCAGATACTTTGTTTAAATAAGACATATACCCCATTAGGATATCTTCTTGTTTTTCATTTTTTCTAAGAAGATTAAAGGTTGTGTACCCTAAGATCACAACCATTAAACTTAATATAACAATTGCTATTATCATATATTGTCTAATAAACTTTTTAAACCTTCACTCTTGATATTACCTAAAGCTTTAGTCTTAACAGGTGATTTTTTAGTTTTTTCAATTGTGAAATTTGATGAGTTATTTTGGGTTACTTCGCCTTTAAATTTAGGCATCCATACTTGTTCGAACTCAATACGTGCTGCCATTAAATCCGCTTGATGCACAATAAACACTAACGCAGTACGTGGTTTTGTTTCTGGGGACCAAGACATTAAATATGGCTTGTTAGCATCATCATATAAACCATCATGTAACTTAATAGCTAACATTTCGTTTCTAGAGAATGTAACACCATGAGACATGAGTAAATGTAACCCACGATCTGGTACTGACATATATTCAAGTCGATCATTGAATTTATAATCTTCCCCTAATTTTTCTTTACGCCATTGATCTGTCTGGGGGATGTATGATTCATTTTGTTCATCTCCCATTTTACCTAAGTCGTGATTTAAAGCAGCAAATACTAATTCTTCAACTGTATATGTTGAAGTGTCTACTCCCATTTCTACCCAAACTTTATTTAGTTTAAGAGCACAATCTACTACTCGTAATACATGATCTACATAACCACCTGGGAATGCATTATGATATTCTTTTTTATGAGAAGCAGGCATAAGCATAATACGCTCAGCATACTGTTCATAAAATGCTTTTAACTCAGAGCGTCTAGGTTCAGAGATATGTTCATCAATAATAGATAAAAATTTACCCCAATTATCTTGGATTTGTTCTGCTGTTAATTTCATTGTGCAGCAACATTTAGTTCATAACCATCAACAGGCTCACTTTCAACATACGCTCTAGCTTGTTCAATTGATTCTCTAATACGCTCTAGAGCAGCCTTATATTCTTCAATTGGCTGTTGTTGATTAACAATAAAGTTAAGTTGATTTGTTAATCCCTCAATTTTATTGAGTTCATGTAAAATACTGTTTCTATGTTTCATATACTGTTTATATTATAAACGTTACTACGTTATAACGTTTTCTTTCATAACCTGTAATTATACAATAATAATAAAGAACTACGGGGCCAAATTATTTTTAAGAGAGGTTTACTATGTCTTGAATCTGTTTCAAAAATATACATCTCTCATATTCTTCTATACTTTCAAAGTATATTAGAGATGCATCTAATGTTTTTTTAAATGTATCATCTGAGTATAGTTTAATACAATCAAGATGTGTCTGGTTAGTAGGGTCTAGTTTAAATAAGTTGTTATAAGCTTTATCATAAACCATGTAACTACTAGCTCTTTCAACTTCAACTACATCTAAATCTTGATTAGCATCACCTAAAAATTTAATTAACTGTTTAGCAAAAACTTCATAATTAGTGATAAGTTTCTTAAACATTCCAATCCATATTACAGGACTTTCAGATAAATCTATTTGTGAAATTGTCTCTTCAGGCTCTTCAGAAGACTTAAATAAACTAAATATCTTATTAATATTCATATCATATACATATGGTTAAAATTGGTTTTTAGCGGTTTTAATACATTCGCCTATACCTTATACATATTGTAATATACTAAGAAAAAAAGCGGCTAAAAGCCGCTCTAAAAAGTAAGTTGAAATTATTATTATCCTTTAATTATTTGTTTTGTACCTTTTGGTTTTAAATTATTTATTTCATTCTCTAAACGTTCTATCCGTTTAGTTAGAGTATAGAGATAAGTGATTGATAAAATTGTCTCAACAAGTAAAATAACTATTAATAAGATCATAATTATTATTATTTTATAAGTTTGTGCACCTTGCAGGGCTCGAACCTGCGACCTAATGATTATGAGTCATTTGCTGCTAACCAACTGAGCTAAAGGTGCTAATATAGAACAATGTAATAAATGGATTTTAGATTACCAAATTTTATTTAGAGAGTAGACTCTAAAAAAATGATATGAGGCACGAGCTAATGATATTTTGATTACAAAGAAATTATAACTATCCCAAAATTTAATAGCATATTCACCTTCAAATCCTCCATCAAAATAAACTTTAGCTGTTCCTGTTTTAAGATCACATATAAATTTCAAAGCGTTATTTTGAATAATATATATGTCTTCTTCCTCTATTAAATCAATCTTATAAAGTTGATCTGTTCTAGAGAGTGAATCAATGACTATACGGCTATGGCCTGGGAGGAATAGTCTGTATTCTTCATTTTTAAATCTTTGACTTACAGGGGTGAATTGAGAATATAATGAAACCTTGATTAGTAGTGCTAAAAGCACAAGCATTGTTTTCATTATAGTGTGTTTATAATAAATATCATAAACTGTAGTACTCCCACCTGGACTCGAACCAGGAATAACAGATTAGAAATCTGTGGTTATATCCCTTTAACTATGGAAGCATAAACCTATATTTACTCACACCGAGTGCTGCAGGTTACGCTGAGTATTGTAAACATAGGAGGATTGATAGCTACTCAATCTATTATATAGTTAATCTTTTAGATTATCATACTTACAACATGTCAAATAATAATCAATAATGTTCTCTTTAGACACATTAATTCCTTTATGTAACGTTCTAGTAACTACCACCCACAACTCGTCTATGTGGGTGGTAATTGGTTCTAGATTCAGCTCTTTACTTATTAGCTGATGTAATTCTTGTTTACTATTAAGCTGCATATTCAACTGCAAGTTCATATAGTTTAGCATTCAAATCAAGGTCCTGGCGGAAGTTCTTAATTTTTCTTGCTTTACGCAACTTAGTACCTGCTGTATATTCAAACATACCATGTACCAACTTTTCTTGAACCACATTAAATACACTCCACAAATCATCACCATTATCTTCAGGACGAGTTGGTGTAACTAAATCATCAAAATCAATTGTGATGTTTTCCAACTGCTCAGCTCCGAATCGAATTGCAGCTGCTTTCTTAGCAAACTCAGCAATTTGTTCTTTGCGAAGTTTCTTTTTCTTGAATTGATTCATTGATTCAACAGTTAGTGGAAGTTTCTCTACCATTGTACCAATTACATTCTTCAACTCTTCAAAATCATATCCGTAGTGACGAATCTTAAGATTTTCAAACTCCTTAGAGCAAATAACCAAACCATTCTCACACACCATACGGAACAAACCAGCTGTGAAAGTAAATGCGTTTTTACCATCATGACTATTAGTCAATAGAATCTGTGGGTAAGCATGATCACCATCTTCTCCATTAATGACGATATCATTATTGCGGAACACAACTAGGTGTTTTTGGTAACCATCACCTTTACGGGCGCGTACTTGTTTTGCATCAACTACTCCCCAACCTAGTTTTTCCATATCCTGAATGATTTGGAAGGTTGAAATGTGAGCGTATTTTTCACTAGTGCCTGGAGCACCTTTAGCTGTGAAAATTGATTTTGCTTTTTCACGAATTTCTGTTTCGTTCAAAAATGTGTTGCTTTCAATGTTTAACATAACCTTTATTTTTATTTAATTATTAATTTATATCTAAATATAACATCCTTTTCCTGTGAAGCCAAGCCTCCTGTTAAAGACTTTCAATTAAGTGGCAAATTCGTTGGATAGTATCGTGTTTTTTCATTCGGATATCCATTCTGTACGGCTCCAAATCCAATGTTTTATCCAATTGTTTCACTTGAATTACCATGAATTTCAACTTTTCTGTTGTAGTTCCTTCAATTTCACCTTCCATAACCATATCAGGAAGTATGATATGTGGTTTTTCTGCTGCTTTTCTACCGCGTTTCTTTGGCTCAGTAGTAGTAGTTGTGTTCAATTGAACTTCTACTTCTTTCTTTTTGCCCGTTCCGGGTGGGCGACCACGACGTTTTTGTTCCATAACCTTTATTTGTGTTTAATTATTATATAATGAATACTGCTGTAATAACCCAGTAAATCAATATTTGAATTATATATCCAAGTTTTTGTTCTTTAAATGAAGTACCTTCATTTCTTTTTTTGGCTTCAATGCGTACATGTGATATCGCGCAATAAGCCATCCAAATGAACGCTGTTGTTGCTATCATCATTATCCAATCAAAAATTCTACACCAAAGTAAATAGGAAAATAAATAATAGCAATACAAATGTAATGTACAATTGATTCTAGAATTTCAATTTTACTTCCATAAAATGAACCTTTTTCAAGATAATAATTATAAAATCTACTAATACAAGTTGTGATTCCAATTACATATAGTGAATTTGAAATTGTCAAAAATGTCAAAATTGCCTTAATTGTATCCATGTTCTAATTATTTAATTATGACTAAATATAACATCAATTCACCCGGAAGCCAAGCAAGAGGTGAAGGAAGTGTGGAAAATCCACTAGAACGTTGAAAATTAAACAGGTATAAGATCTAGGTCTTTAGTAACAATAAATAATAAATCACTTGCTTTTACCAGGATAGCTTCAGGATTTGCATTAGCTACTATATCATGATAAACCATATCAGGATCAGTTATCACATCTTCCAGTGACTCACTATCAGATACTAACTCATCAAATTCTTCACTTGAGTTTTTATATGTGTAAATACCGTACTCTCCCTTACTTAATGATAAACCGTCTAAATAATCCTGTAACTTTATCATTTGAGGACTAGGGTTAGTACTAGCTACATAGCTGACTATATCCTGCATTTTCATGATTTTATCATTCTTAGCGTCCTCAAGAGTTAAGGGAGCATAGAACCCACCTGTTTCTACTCCAAAGAAACCTCCAAGTTGGGTGGCTGGATAGATTTTGTTTGTCCAAATTGCTCTTGAGCCCTCATAAAGAATGTTATCGGAGAAAAGGTTTTCATAGTGAACCAAAACCATATAGTACATCAAAGCACCTAAACCTTGGCCTCTATATAGTTTACTAATATATGTTAAAACAATTTGACCTCCTGTTAACCCATAAGGTTTACCACTTACTTCCTCTACATCTACAGATCCAACAATATATTCTTTCCAGGTTTTACCAGATGGTTTTACTAGGTATTTTGTAGTACCTGTTACACCAGTAGGATCTATGAGTTTATAGTCTCCAACATTAGATAACTCATTAAATTCTAACTTAGACTCATCTACAGGACTATTACTGTTAAAGTTATAAGAGAATTTACCATAGAAATCAAAATTGTAAAAGAAACTCTCATACAATTCACCATCATTAACAAATGCTTGTCCTAAATTACCCTTACGGATATCTAGTTCTCGGAGTAAATCAGTCAGTTTTATCATGGTTATAAATATTCTATAGATAAAAAGAAACCCCGATGAGTAGCGAATTCATCGGGGCCTTAAGTAGCCTAAACTACAACGGTCCTAAGCCGTTATCTTTAATTCATATATACATATCTAAAGAAAAAGGCCCCCACATGTGGACCTCTCACCATCACACTTTAATACGTATATACTTATATACTAGAAGTATTTAACAAAGAAATACTTAGGTATTCCACTGTGTTCCATATCGATATGCTCAACATCACCTCCCTTTTTCTTGATGATATTGGCTATTGTAGGTAGATTTTTATTGATGTTACCCCAATTAGAGACATCATATACCATATGGACATTGCTGTTGAATTTTAGTGTGTTATACTGGGGATTAGTTGATGGATCTATTAGGCCGGCGAAGGCATAGTCTGGGCTATAGTTTTCGAGTACATCCAATCCTCCCGCACTGAAACCAACTAACGCCGTTGTTTTAGGGTCAAGGTTACTTCTGATATTAGATAGTGGTGTACCATAAGGTACAATGTAGAGTTCATACTGGGTTTTGAAGTGGGGAGGAAACTGTTTTTCCATCCATTGAGGTGTAGCGTAATACATTCCGCACCAAATGATAATTGTTTTAATGAGGTACATGGGTAGTCACAACTTGAATGATACGGCCTACAATTGCTAGTACACCTATGATAACAGCAAAATAGTACATGAAGTTCTCAAATGGGTGATGTAAGTGATTTTTGTTCATAACCTTTATTTTATATCTAAATATACGTATATACTTGGTCGACGCCAAAAAGTTTTATAAAAGAGAGATTTTGGGTTTTGCTATTTGTGGTTCAAAGGGTTATTTCGGAAATTGGGTGTGTGTTGTGGAACGTATATATGTATATACAATCGGTGCGTAAAGATCGTATACGATCTGTTTTGTGCTCATTCGCGCAGGAAGATCCGGTATCCGGTTATATGGACCATAACGCGCATGGGAGCGTAATATACACATACCGTATATGTACGTACCGTGTACTGACGTACTTCTGCAAGTCTAGAGTTTCAGATTATTTTTCTCTGAACCCATCAACAAACTCCCAGATGTTTATCAGTATCCAGAGTGTGAGTGCTACCGCCACTAGCGTCTCATGCTGTGAGTGGAACTCAGTGTTCCAAATCTTATATACCAGTAAATAGAATAATATGTCTTTCATGTTCGTGTTTTTTATTCTACATCACCTTCCATAATGGCTTTCTTAAACTCAATATCCGCCTTCAATGCTTTTACGAACTCATTTATTTTATCAGCGTCGGCAACACTTTCATCACATGCGCCTTTCATAACCATGGCTTCTTGATATGAACGATGATAATCAATTGTATCATAGTATGATGTGAAGTTGGATTTTGAGAACGTAACATATGAACCGTCATTATCATCTGACATTTGGTAACCCAATGCAGTGGCGAATTCATAAACTGATTTGTTGATGTGCTTTTTAATTTCTGTCTTTGTCATGTTATTACTGTTTTTAATTATGAACTAAATATAACATCCCTCCCCCGTGAAGCCAAACCTTAGGCTATGTTATTGTCTTCTAAGGTGTCAATGGCTATCTTGATTGTGCCTTGTAGGTAACCAATGATCCAATCCTTACTGTCACCGTTCTTAAACATTGCATCAGTTTCTACGATTTGGTTTCTTAACATTTCAGCTAATACTTTCTTGTTGTGCTTGTTCATGTGTTATTATTTTTTATTATGAACTAAATATAACATCAGGGCCAGGCGAGGCCAAACAGAGGGTCACTCACAGTCGGATGAAGTTCATCTTGTCCTCACCGAACCATCTGTAGTTGTAACATCTTCCACTACCATCTTCAGGTTCAATGAATGAGATCAGTTTAGTACAGTTAGACATTTTGTACTCGATAATGGCTTTAACTTCTCTTAATGTTAAGTGTTTCATGTGCTTTTAATTTATACCTGAATATAACATCTCCTTATCTGGAAGCCAAACGCTGTTCATATCGCTTTATGAACTCACTCGCCTCATCGAAGGTCAAGCTATCGGCTAACCTAATCACCTCATCAGCGGTTTCAGCATCACACTCACCATAAGCATCAATCATGTTGTTGCACTTGATCTGTAAATCAATCACTCTGTTAATCAAATCTTCTCTCATATTCATGTGTTTTTAATTATGGCTAAATATAACATTCCTCTTCTATGAAGCCAAACAGAAGGGCACCTAGGTGCCCAAACTGCTCATAATTAAAATAATAACACACACACTATACTTTCTTCATAAACTGAATCACATTTGTTGCTTCATCAAAAACTGAATCATCATCTGTTTCAAATGCATCGTCTATAACACATTCTATTTCTCTATATAAAGAATCCCCATCAAACTCAACTGATATTTGTTTATCATAATTCAGTTCCAGTTCAACCATGTTCTCAAAATCAAATGATTCATTCTTAATGGCTTCAATGGTTGCTTGTTTACAACGTTCTTGAATTTCACGAGTGTACTCAATCAATGAATCTTTTGTGAACGCGGCTGCTACTATACTTTTACCTCGTTCTAACTCAACAATATCACCTTGGGGTGTTAACTGTTTGATCATTTGATCTCGCATCCCTACCTCATTGATGATGCGTTCCATTGTTTCACCATCCAATTCGATTTCTTTTAAAGCCGCAATTACAATCGGCACAATACTTTTGTTCATCATGTGTTTTAATTATTTATTTATATCTGAATATAACATCCCTTCCCTGTGAAGCCAAACCTTAGTTCAAAATGAATTTATTTTCTTTGATGAACTTGTTTATCGCTTTCAAAGCATTCTCACACGCGGCTTGATGCATTTGTAGTTCCATCATCTGTTCAACGATTTCTTCTGATTCAGAATATGAAATGGGTTGATCAAGTTCTTGACTACACAACGTGATTTGTTCTTCTGCTTCTTGAATTCCTTCTTTAGCTAACTGTGCCATCTCAATGGCGTCAATCATTACCATATGTTTCATGTGCTAACGTTTTTTAATTATGACTAAATATAACATCATTCCCCTACAGGGCCAAATAGAGGTTTAATCCTCTATATTTAGTGTATCTATAAATTCCATTACCTGATCAAACAATTCTGGGTCACCAATGTCTTCACCATCTTTGTTTCTCAAAGTAAAGTCTATCACACTACCACTTTGATCTACCCATTCTTTGTAAATCAATACACCTACCTCATCCTTGAGTGTATAGGTGTGTTCAACTAATTCACTAAACGTTTCGTGTTTTAATAATTCAAATTTACTCATGTTATTACTGTTTTTAATTATGACTAAATATAACATCCTTCTCCCGCAAGGCCAAACAAGTGGTTACAACCACATGTCATAAGCATACATCTCCCTTGAGTTATGATCTGCAGTTATCACTAAACCATCACCCATGATTTCTTGGAGTTCCTTAACTCCCACACTAGTGAAAACATAAGCAGCCCACTCATCATTCCTCTTAGCTACTACCCTACCACTTAAACCTGGTAGTGGATGAGGCATATATACTGGTTTGAAGTTCTTTGATTTACGAATTGCTGAAACGTACTTGTGAAATGAATTCATT